ACGCCATCCTTCTTTATTTGAGTCCATTTCTCTTTAGCCTTCTCACTTTTCAAGGATTTTATCTTATCATCTAATCTTTTTTCATAATATTTACCAAAAAATTCTAATACTTCTCTTGTATTTTCTATCTTTTGGCCACCCCTGATGTAGGAGTTTAGAAATATTTTCATCATTCCTGCAGGTGTCCATAAATTCTTATCTTTAATATCTTTAGCAATAATAGGAAGATAACCTTTGGCTGACTTTAAAGAACCGGCTGCCATGTTAAGGACTCTCTGGAACTTTTTAGACTCAGCAACAGTAAACATTACATTGCCTGATGTGTCTTTGAATGTAGCATCAGTTGACCATACTGCTTTAGACTTTGTAAGTCTAGAAGAATTGGCACCAAACTTGGCTGATAATGAGTCCATAGTCTTACCGGTGTATGTAGTGTGCCATACTATTCCAATTTTAGATGCTAAAATTTTTCTAGCTATCTGACTGCGGACTGACACAGCATAAGTGATAGTATTTGGTGTAAAAACAATCACACGGTCACCATCAATATCATCACCCTTCAATTCATCAGAGGTGTATAACAAATCACCCTGCCAGATGCCAGGGATATTTAATTTTTTAAATGTAGCCAATGCCACTTTAAGTTTTTTATTCAGACCAGGGCCTGGATGGTTTTTGTCAATATCAGCATTGGTGTAATTGATCTTTGGAGTCTTATTGAAAATGTGTTTGCCGCCAACAAAGAACTTACCATTCTCTGGATTGGTACCTGCCCATATGGCTGGTGCCCCATCCCACTTGACAGTCACATTCACTTTACTTTTACTGTGACCACTCAGCATTTTATCCAATGCAACAAGAAATGCTATAGCATTTTTACCACCTCGGACACCATTGTTTAGAATATCATCCTCTAGATGTTCTAGATGTGTGTTCTTATCTTCTGTTAAAAATTGATTAAAGTTATTCATATTAACCCTGTACTGTAGTTTTCCAACCTGTCACATCTTTAGACTTATAATCACACATAATATGTGTAGGGTATATGCCGGATTGTTTATTTCTAATATTAATTTTTAAATCAAAGTAAGCGTTAGAAAGTTCTAAGTCTACTCTTTTAGCAGGACTAGTTTTTCCACCATAATACAATATCATTTTTTGACTTCCCAAATCAGCATACTTGTTTATATCTGATGGGTTCATAAACCAAAAACTCACCTTGCCATTTTCTTTACCATGTACCATCCAATAGTTACTACCTATTGCTGTAGTTAGAAACTTTTTGAACTTAGTTCTGTTTACCATGTTAGTTACATCAACTTGAGTTGGTTTAAAAGTTCCTGATGCAAACCCAGAAAAGGTTGCTCCAAATAATTTTTCATCTAGACCTAACATATCCATAACATCTTTTGCTATGTTATTTGTTATTACACCTTCGTCTAGTTCTTGTTTTGTAAATATTCTTCCCACCCCAGCATTCATAAATGTTAAAGTAGAACCAAACTTCAAAGATAAAGGTACAGCACCACCACCTTGCACCATCAAATCAATATCAGTTAATAATTCTCCGTGGGCCTTATGACTTGCTGGGCCTACAATCGGGCCAGCAGATAATGGTCTGGGTTGGTTTTCTCCACCCCTAATTGTAGCATCAATAGCACCCTTGCCTGTTTTCTTTTTAATTGCCTTTATCAAAGCTTCGCAAGAGTTAGGGTATTTTCCTTTATCTTTTCTTGCTCCACAAGCCCACAAAAGACTTTCGTGAAAATCTCTTTCAAATGCTATTCCTTTATTCTCTTTCTTACCTGTAAGACCACCAAATTCTTCTGACTTGATACACTTTTTTATGGGTACAGATTCAAGTCTTTTGCTTGGTGGATAAGTGCCTAATAATTCAATGGGTATGTTTCCAGAAGTAGACATCAAAAACTTTTCTAAGTCTTTTGCCATCTTAGCATTAGAAGATGTTAGTTGCCCCGCTCTATACTCCCACTCACCAAACTTATAGTTTCCTATATTAACTCCTGTTGCTCTAAAAGGACCGTTATCGGTGGCAAATAAATTATTATTTCCTAATCCAAATATTTTATTAGAAAAGGTTGATGCGTTAGATCGTTTTCTTAGCTGAGTAGCATCTAAATTAGCCATCTTACCACCTCGGTTTGTTATTAAACATTAACACAGGTTCTAATGCCAAAAATTCTATCAATCGTTGCCAACTATTTCCAATCCACTCTTTAGCTTTATTCCATATATTCTTTAAATAAGATACAAATCTATTCCAAATACCCCTAATCTTATCTAACATTTTTGCCTCTGTCAAGGGGATATTATTTAAAAACTCCAATTCTTCTGTCATGTTTTTAAGGCCCAAACCAACTGCACTATAGATAGAATAAAATCCTGTTTTCTTCGTACGGCGGTCTTTAGGGTCCATTTTTCTTTGTGATCCTGATTTGAATCGTGCCTCTGGTACTACTTGCTTAGATATTTTCTTTACATACCCTTTATCCTTAAATGCATCATGTATATAAGCTGGTGATCCATCCCAGGAAGTCACAAGAAAATACTGTGCTGTGCCTACACTTCTACTACCAAACTTTTGCGTCCCGGTCATTGCTTCATAAGTAAACTCATAAGCGAACTTTGGATTTTTAGAAAAAACATCTCTTAAATCTCCTTTAAACTGTTGATGGACCTTATTTGTAGAATTAATTATATCTGATTGTTTACTCTTAATTAACTCCCTAGCATTACCTTTAACCTTAGGTACTGTAGTGGCCATCATACTATTAAAATGGTTTTCTAATAATTTCATAACTCCTGTAATAGGTATATTAGCAGACTTACAAGCTGCATAAAAGGTAGCAGTGGCTTCTGATTTGCCACCACTCATCAACTGGGCACCTGTGCCAGTCTTTAATGATATTCTTTTGTTGCCGATTAGAAGATCGGTCTTAGGAGTTTTAGTAGCACCTGGGACCTTACCACCAGGAAAATACTGGGCCCATTCGCCAGTTACATCATAAGTGTTAGCGGGCATTGCACCCTTGCCACTTAACTTTAAATCTTTTATAATTTTTTTACCAACATCTGGAGATATTCTTCTATCTCTAGGGGTAAACTCTGGGCCTCCAGCAGCTGCAACAATAACTTTTTCCATTTCAAAGGCAGCTGTTGTTTGTGCTTCTTGTAAAATAAATTCTTCAAAGGATTTCATCCTAATATTTATTAAACTTTGAAGTCTGCAAACCTATCAATTACTTCTTCTTCCTGCCCTGTATCTACTAAATCTTCTTGAGCTGTCTGATTAACGTCATACAATTTCATCTTGGCTCGATCAACACCAATGATAAATTTCTTATTGGATGTTGGGTCTGCATACCTATTCTTTAATTGTTTAACTAACATCTGATTCAACTCTTGTAATTCGTCTGTTGATATCAAAGCAAACATTAAATCGGCTGTCGCTGGTAACCCAAATGATTCACTAGTATCTTCCAAACCAATATCAGTTGATACAAAACCTTGTCTTGTTGTCTGTGTTGCAGATACGATTGGAATATTAAACTCTACTGCAAGGCCTCTCATTTCTTCTGCAATGCCTTTGATATATGTGTAAGAGTTTACATTACTACCGTACTTAAATCGACTAGATGCACAGATGTTTATATAATCTATGAATACAATGTCTGGTTTAAAATCTTTCTTCAATTGCAACTCATTTAGTAATGCACGAAAATGTCCACAATGAGCCGATGCGGTTGGATACTCTTTGACTATCAGATTACCTTGAGTCTTTTTCTGTATTCTACTAAACTTATCATCATACATATGCCTAGGAAGATCACGCAAATCATCCATAGTTACATTCATTAAGTTGGCATCAATTCTCTCTGCAATCTTTTCTTCAGACATCTCCAATGTAATATATAATACATTTTTACCTTGTACTAAAGTTGATGCTGCAACATGACACATGAATAATGATTTACCTACACCTGTACCGGCGAGTGCAATATTCAATGTCTTATTTGGTAGACCGCCTTTTGTAATACGATTAAAAAAATCTAAATCAAATGGAATCTTATCTTCTGTCGTATGATAGAACTCATATCTATCATCATGCTGTTCCATATAATCATGACCAATATGTTTATCAAAAGAAACAGCCAACGCCTCTGACAAGATGCTTGGTAAAGCATCTGGAGACTTATCTTTTTCTTTACCATCTATGATATGAATACCATTAAGTATGGCATTATAGATGGCCTTATCTTTACACCACTTTTCAGTTTGATCTACTAACCAATCTAAATCAGTTGGTGTTTCTACTAAATCTGAAAGATATTTAATCGAGGCCTGGTACTGCTCCTCATTAAGTGTAATTTCTTGTACCTCTATAGAAAGAATATCTACAGTAGGATTTTTCTTATACTTCTCTGCATATTCCCAAATAGTTTTAAATAAAACTTTTTCTACACCGTCTTGGAAATATTCTTCTTTAATAAATGGGATTACTTTTCTACTGTATTCCTCATTATGAATCAGATTGCTCAGTATTGTCGTTTCTATCTTCATCTGTTAACCTATAACTATCATTCGTTATACTATCATATAATATTTCCATAAAAATATCACCAATAGCATTCTTAAAATCTAATGTTAATACATCTTTATCATCTGGATTATACAACACTTCATACTGAAAGTCAATAGGTATTTCTTCAGTATTTTCTAGGTCTAAAGGACTACCATCTTCATTTTTTAAAATTACTTTACTTTTTTTAAAATTAAAAATAATATCCTTATATGGACCTTCTAATATTACTATGGCATTTTCGCCAGTTTCTTTATTTACTCGCCAATCATAATTAAGCATAATGACAATACGAATGTATAATGTATTTTCTACCAGATACAGGTTTCAAGCCTGCATGATAGTATTGCCACGTTGGTGGAAACATTAACAATCGTCCTCTCTTTGGTTTTATTGTGTAAGGTAAATATGTTCCTGGTTTATTAATATTCATAAACTGAGTCTCACCACCTTCTTCTACATCGTTAAGGTAAATAAAGAAAGCAAGAAATCTTCGTGCGGACTCACGGTTCATTACATCAACATGAGGATCAAAACGGTCATAATCATTTCCTAGATACCGTTTCATTCTTACTGCTTCGTAACTATATTTCTCAGGCCACATCTTATCATAGATACTGCAATCAATTTTATAATTTACAATATATTCTTGAAATAACTCAAGCAATCCTTTTTGAACATCATCCCAACCCTGTGTAAACAAGTTTAGTTGTTCAAATGAGATAACATTATCACCATCTTCTTGATGCACGGTCTCGTACATCTCATGTTCATCTTCAAACTTCTTGATAAGTTCTTTACAACTTACCTCATCAATAACATCATCATAAACTTGTATATACTTATCCATAACTAAACTTATCTTTGGCAAACTTATCAAGTTTCTCCATCACTTCTGGTGTGTAATATTTCTCTGGATCATTATTGATTGTCTTGCCAAATGTTTTTGTACCATCAGGCAATTCTATACGAGTCGATACTGATTTGAATATATCAGCCTCTACTGCCAATTCTAAAAGACCATAATACTTGTCTAAACCCCTCGTATAAGAGAGCCTAACGTCTACCATTTGATTTTCTTTTGTAAGTCTAGATTTATATGTCTTACAATGAATGATGTTACCTACGACCTCTGAGCCGTCTTTATCTTTCTTCTTTGATAGGTAAATGATTGTTGATGCTGCATACTTGAGTCCAGAACCACCACCCATTTCTTTTGTTGGGAACATTGAACCAATAACATCATAGGTATGATTAGTCATTATCATAGGCACACCAAGTTTACCAAGTTTCAATGTCAGTACACGAAACGCAGCCTTAACAATCTGTGACCTGGTCATGTCTCTGGTTTCTTTACCGGCTTGTGTATCTTCAATCTCTTTAGTGGTCGATAACATACCAAGACTATCGAGACACATCAACAATGGTGGTCTATCATCTTCGTTTTCATAGGCCTCGAGGACCTGTAGTGCCTGATATCGAAACTCTTGTACTGTGGTAATCGGTAGTATTGCCATTCGGGATGAATCAATACCACGACTTTCAATCATCTCTTTACTGATTGCAGATTCACTCTCAAAGAACACAACATTACCTGTTGGGTTCGCTTCAAGAAACGCTTGACATACACCTAGAACAAAGAACGTCTTGCCTGTTGCCGACTCTCCTGCAATCGCTGTAATTTTGTTCTGAGGTATCCCACCGTAAATACTACCGCTGCATAAGGCATTAAAAATATAGCTGCCAGTATCCACATACCCACTAATATCAGCGGTAGAAAGACCATCAGCAGCAATCGTCCCAAACTCATTTCCTGTTTCCTTTATTACGTTTTTGAGAAAACTCATAATCTATTCTCCAAATAATCCTTCAAGTGTTGCTCGGCGTTTGTGTCTAAAGAAATCAAAGTCTTTATTCTTACCAAAGCACCACACATTCTCAATATAAAGTTTATTCATAAACTCCTCAAGTTCTTCCTTTGTCTTAAAGACATTCTTACCTTGAGGTCGTTGCATAATTCTCATACCAACTTGACCCATCCAATGTTCACGCAACGAATCTACAAGCTCATCACCTGAGCGGTAACGAACTCCTTTAACTTTAGGATCCATAATGTTGGTCAATAAAAATCCATTATCACTTAATGAATTAAAGCTATTTAGTGCTACTGGAAGATAAAACTCATCACGCCACTTTTCATATTCATTAAACTTCGCCCAAGATTGATCTTCCTCAAACTCACCACCTTTATTATATTCTTCTGTAGAAAAATATGGTGGACTGGTAAATGCACAATCAACATCCTTTATCATATCCCATGGCAAATCTTCTGCACCACACCTATGAAGTTGAACAGTCTTACCTGGTGCAAGATTATCAAACTCTTTTACCATTTCCCAATACACCTTAAATGTATTTGGATTTGGATCACAACCAATATAATGTGTTGCGTCTGATGCAAAGAAACCAGCAAGACGATCACCCCAACCCATAGAGGTATCAAGTACTGTCTTAGCGTCTGTCATGTTATAGATAGTCTTGGCCACAATAGGTTTAAACTGCGTTGCAATGTATGTACCCAAACGAAACGCAGACATATATACAGAAGGTGTCAGTTCTTCATTAGTATTAATACCTCTCCAGATTGCACCAATAGAACGCCATATCTCTTTTGCAGTTCCTTCTTCCCAGACTTGTGCTGGTGCTTTGAAACTATATGAACCACAACGCAATCGTAAATGATTCATAAAGTAATCACTACAGGTATTATATACAGATGGTGTATCTATAAGACCTAGACCATGTTCTGCAAAATTATATTTGTAGTCATCATACTTCTCAAACACTTCCTTCTCTAACTGATCTGTTGGTGTAATGAACTTTGTATAGTCTGCTCTCTTAAGCTTACGAAAACTATCTACCATCTCACCAAAAGATATTTTTTTAAACGGAAATGGTGGACGTATATCTGCAATATAAACCGACAATGTTTCACGAAAAACATCCTTACCATATTTTTCTGTACAATACTTAAACTCACCTGTATTTAAAACAGGTAAGCCATCACTATTACAATGTTCACTCAAATACGAATACAATTCTTCATCAAATATCATCCAAATAACGCCTCCAGCGTTCTCTGTGAGCCATAACTTCTATCAATCTGCCAATCAATTGCATTTACAATAAACTCCAACGGATCGACAAAAGACTTTTCAAACATTGTATCATAATCTATATAATTTTGCAAGCCAAATTCCTTTGGGAACTCACCAAGAAATGCTATCACATTAGCCTGAATAATATTAGGTGTTTTGAGTAATAGATACTTAATCTTTTCACCGTCTTGAATCAAAGGATATTTTTTAACCAAATTATGTTTTTTCAAAAGATGATTATAAAGTATTGCACCTTTGATATGCATAGGTGTACCTTTCTTAAATATACTTGTTTTATCACTCCACTTTTTTATACCATTAACAGACCTTGGGAAAGCAATTTCTTCTGTCTTTAATTTCTTAAAGTTTTTTCTAAATGTTTGAATAAATGTATTTAATGTTTTCTCATCACTATTCACTATACAAGTCAGCGCCGATTTAATCATATCTCTACAAGGCTCTGGGGTAGAAGATTTAACCGCCTCGATACCCATGATCTTTAATTGGGGTTCTGCATATCTTACACCTTCACTATCATGGACGTTTAAGATATATCGTTTCTTGGCAGTCCAGATACCTTTGTCTGCAATGACCTCTCTGGACATTTCCATCTTCTGAGCATATGCCTTCACATAATCTGCAAGCTCTTCATAACATTTAGTAATGTAAGGTTCAATTTTTTCTGTGGCGATTTTGTCCAAGAAATTGACGATTTGTTCATTCGATACTCCAGCTCTATCGCCGTAAGATAAAGTAACCAGTCTATCAAAACTGACGTAAATAGAATCTGTATCGGAAGCCACAATGTAATCTTCATCTTCCGTATGTAATATTTTATTGAGGTAATCATTAACTTTATTCTCGATCCATCTTATGCTAAGCTGACCACTGGTCGTAATAGCTGTGGCAAGTTTCTCATCATAATAACGAAAATACTGATTGCCGATTGCACCATAAGCACTGTTAAGTGCAATCTTTCTTGCCATCTGAATGTTGTTGTACTTTGAAATATCATTCTGATATTTTGGGTCTTTGGTATCTTCAAATCTTTGTTTAGCATCTAATGCATACCTTTTAAACTTCACACGATCACCATACATTGTCTCCATCAATTCTGGTAAAAATCCACCAATGTCTTTTCTAAAACAAGCAGCGTTTGGTGTTACTGTTAGTTTATCTCCTAATACAGATGTGTCTACTTCTTTCTTTAAAAGTAAATTGACATCTATTGCCTTTGGAAATCTCTGCCCTATCATTGTTTCTGGAGATATATTGTACTGCATAATCAAATGTGGATACAAACTATTTAAATCAAAAGACATGATCCAATTATGTTGACCTGTGATTGGATCTTTTACATATGCACCTTCATACTTTGAACCTTTGGTTCTATGATCTCGTTGAGGCACTACTATGTTTTTACTTCGGAGATAATTATAGATTGTCACATCCCACATACGAACTTGTGAGAATACATCTATATAATTCACCTTCGCTTCATATGCCATAGTCAGACACAGCTCAAGCAATTTCATTTTATCTTCTAATGCATCGACAAGCTCTACGTCTTTAATATTGTAATCTACAAACGACTGATAATCATTTGTATACCAATCTTTATAAGTTTCATATGGATTATCGTGTTTCTGTTCACCCAACTCTACCTTTGCAATATAGTTTAGTGCATACGATTCTTGATTCTTATATGTAAACTTGCGATACAAGTCCATATAATCCATATTTGCAACACCCCAAATATTATACTTAGCCTGTTCTCGACCAAAAGTATTGACTCGTTCTTCTGTTACCATATCCCACGGCGACATATTGTTCCGCATCTTATCACCGAACAATTTTGTAATACGATTTGCAAGATATGGTATATCAAAAAATGTAGTGTTCCATCCTGTGATAACATCTGGTTGCACTGACACCATGAAGCCGACAAACTTTTCTAGCATCTCACGTTCATCAATACAATGAATGTAGTCTACATCGTCACGAGGATTATTATAATCATAGATACCCCACACCACAATCTTTTTCGTTCTATGATTTTTTACAGTAATACATAAGACTTGTTCGTTAGCAAGTTCAGGATCTGGAAAACCATTCTCTGATGCCACCTCAATGTCGATGGTCAACATGAGGATTTTATCTAAAGTCCAATCGACAATACCTTCATAGTTATCCGCAATCCATACATACGGATATCTTTCCATACCATAAATTATTCCAGGTTGTTCTTTATACTGAGTCAGAAACTCACGAGCCTCACTGATAGAACCTAACTGTATAGGCTCAACAGGCTTACCCGTCATAGTTTTGAACTTTGACTTCTTTTTTGAGGGAAAGTAAAAGGTAGGCTTATAATTAATTTTAAGCTGAACACGCTTACCGTTCTCAATCGCACGGACGAGAAGCGTGTTACCTTTTTGAATTATATTTGTATAGAAACTTTCAGACATTAATTAATTATAACACAGGTTACTCTTTAAGTAAAGCTTTTGGATCAACTTTAACATCTGGCACAACAATGCCAGACCCAAATGCCTGTCTATAATTATTTACAATATCTTTTGCTGGTTCTGTTATGAAAACAATCCAATCTCTACCAATTTCAATCTGTTTATCATCACTAAAAGGTACCCATGGTCCAAATCCCATTTGAACATTACCACCTCTAGGATCTCCCATAGGCATAATCTGTGCTGGGTTTTCTATTGTTACTGTATCTTCATTCTCATCTATATCAGCAACAATATCTTCACCCGACTTCAGCCGTAATAGCTTTATTGACATATTCTTCTTCTCCTTCAAACCAACTCATTGTGTACCATTTGATACCTTCTTCTGCAAACAACCTTTTAAGCTCTTCTTTTTTCTCGTAAGGAATATAAAAGGTTTGGTATCTCTTATTTTCATATACTGCTACTAACATCAATCAATTTTCTTAATATTCAACTTTTTTCTTGTTGCCGATGTTATATTTGGTCTCCAGACACCAGGTGTCTTTTTCC